TTATATGTCGCCATCTTGAGGGAGCTTAGGGTAAAGCACAAGTTCGAAATCATCGAGTCTTTGCCACTTTTCCTTTTTATAAACAGCCTTTTCTAAAACCGACTTTAGGAGGCTATTTTTCTTTTTGGGATCATCTGTTTTAAAGTACAGATCAAGAACATGCTCCACTTGAGGTATTGTATCTTTCTTGACTTTTTCCTTCTTAATTTCGGTTTTAATTTCTTTCTTTAAGTTTTCCATAGTGGAAGTAATTTCGGTTATACGGTCAGAAACTACATTCGAGCGTTCTAAAAACATATCGACGGTGTAAACACCACGTTCTAATAAATCATGTAAATTATTTTTTTGTTTTTGGACATCCACTAATTCTTTCTCAAGCTTTCGTAATGCAGCTTCATTCATTTGAATAACCTGTGTTTCTTTTAACCTGTCACCTTGCTTATGTTTTTCAAAATCAGCTTTATAATTGATATACCATTCTTTTAATGCCTCAAGTAAACGTTTCTCAATTAATTCTGTATAGCTTGATTTGTTTTCACAGCCACGGTGTTTACAATCCATCGTTTCTTTTCGGTTCTTCGGATAACGTTGGACCATACTGTAACCACATTTAGCGCATTTAACAATACCAGCCAATGGATTCTTTATTCCGTTCGTATTGTAGGGAATGTGATATCTTAAGTTTAATTTTTCTTGTACTTGCTCAAATAAGCTTGCGGGTATAATAGGCTCATGTTTGCCATCAGCTATAATCCAATCTGATTTATCTTGTCTTGCACAGCTACGTTTCACAGCATCAGGACGTTTTACTTCTTTTCGTTTTTGCCACGTTACTTTTCCAATGTACACATTGTTCTTTAATATATCTAAGATGCTGTAGGGGTTCCATTCATTACCTAGCTTACTTTTGTAGCCAAGATCATTTAACTTGCTCCTAATTGCATTTGCTCCCATATCCTCATGGGCATACCAATCAAATATCATTCTTACAACTGAAGCTTCTTCTGGATTAATTGTTAAAGTACGTTCTCGCTTATTTAAGCGGTGGATATCATAACCATAAGGCGCATGGGTACCGAGGTAATTACCAGCCTCCACGCTTGCTATACGGCCGCGTTGCATACGACGCGTAATAATCTTTAACTCCTTACGGGCCATAAATGCTTCAAATTCGCTATATTCTTCGTCCCACTCATCATTAAGGTCATAAGTCTTCCTAGGTGTCATAATCTTCGTATTCGAGCGTTTAAACGTCTCTAAAATGATTCCTTGCTCTTTCATACCACCACGACCTAAACGGTCCATATCCATACAAAGAACAACATCATATTTATTATCTTCAATCTCTTCAAGCAGCGCTAACATCTCAGGGCGTTTCACTAAGCTCTCACCAGAAACGATTTCCTCACGAACAGATAAAACATTTAAGTTCATTTCCTTGGCAATTTTCAGCAGAGTAGTTCGATGTTTTGCTAAAGTTTCGCCTTCGCCTCGGGCTTCAGCTTCAAGATCAGCGCGGGATTTTCTTAAGTAGATTGCAGTTTTCATAAGATTACCTCCTTAGCTTAGTAACTATTATATAAAAGGCGTTTATTTTCAAGAAGTATAAGTAATGAATAATAAAAGAAAACCCTATTTAAAGGATTTTCTTTTATATACTTAAAGCGTTTGTAGAAGTTTCTAACGAAAATTTAAATTTTCATAGTGTGTTTGAAATTAATGAAAAGTTTTTGATGTGTATTATTACTTTTAGTTATCGTCATCATCTTCTGATTTAATTTCTAAAAATTCGAGGTATACCTTGGCTGAATAATCGCATATATAAAATACATATTCCTTTGAACGGTATCTATCATATAGTAATGCTCTACTGTCATCTACCATATGAGAATGAATTAAGTCTAAATCTTTAATATATTCTTCAGAAACAATCCTTGATAAATATAGAATTTCCTTTTTTTCAGTCGTTTGATTCACAATATACATCAGGAAACCAGTTAGGGCGATAGGGATTACAATAATAAAAGCCCAAGCACTATAAGTACGGAGATATAGTACTGTTGAGGCAAAAACTGGACAGTAAAAAAATAAAGAGCTAATTATAGTTATAAAAGCTAGGATCATAATTAGTTTTTTATGAGAGTTCCATTTTTTTGTTACAAACAAAGTAAGCGATAAGAAGATGGAACATATCAACAAACTACACGTAAGAAAGAGTAAGAAATTATTTTGATTTTCAAACTTTGTCATTAGACTAAGACCATCCATGAATAGAAAACTTGATGCAGGGATGATATAAAGCATTATTAAGAGCACTATATATATACCAATTGAATTACTTAAATTTAATTTAGCCTGGTTTAATTTTGTTAAAAATAAGCGATCCCTTTCTCTAAAATGTATGAGTTTGAGATACATAATTGGAATAGCTGAGAAAAGTGAAATAATAAACGGAACTAAAAACTTCCAAACGTCATTCATTTTTGAACAACTCCTTACAATTTTTTTAGTTGTTTAATTACCTGATTTGTTGCACCTTGCTACTTTATCGTAAAAATAAACTGCCTGTTTCTTTGCAATAGGATCGTCATCCATTTCTTCTAATTGAGATAACGCAGAACGTGCAGTATCGCAATCCATTTTTTCAATTTCTTGTCTCTCGAATCGTTCACGGCGAGAGGCTGCCGCCCTATCGAAAGCTTCCTCTTTCTCTTTTGAATCAGCGGCTTGAAGTTTTCTTATTTGCTCCTCCTTGAATCGCTCCAATTCGGGTCCTTCTATTTTTGGTGCTGATTGATTACTGGAATCATTTTCGTCGAGTTGTTTTTGTTTTTCTTGATTCTGTTGTTGTTCTGCTTTGGCTGCTTGTTCTTGCTTCGCTTTTTCTTCTGCTTGGCGTTGGGCTTCAGCTTCCTGACGTCGTTGTTCTTCTTCTTGCTTCATTTTTTCCTCTGCTTGGCGTTGGACTTCAGCTTCTTGACGTTGTTGTTCTTCTTGCTTTACTTTTTCTTCTACCTGACGTTGTTCTTCTACATTCTTTGTTTCTTCTTGTGCGTGTTGTTCGTCTTCTTTAACTGGATTGTTAGTATCACAACCAACTAGTCCAATAGATAAAAAGAGCGCTGTAAATGGTACTAGGTATTTTTTCATTATTAATCCTCCATAAGTTAATAGAATTACGCCTGCTTTCTTAATAAACGTAAGTTTTTAAACGAGCAAATCCTCCAGGAATCCCATGGACCTCCGCAATTTCTTGAATAGATAAACGAGTATCTTTATAAGCAGAAATCATTTCATCGGTAAGTAACAATTCTACAGCAAATGTATTTGCTTCGATTTCTAAGCGATCCACTGAAAAGAAGGTTTGGTTACGTAAGAAGGGGGTATTTGCTTTAGGATGAAGTACAGCATGACCTAATTCATGTGCACAAACAAATTGTTGAGTAGTTTCGTTAATTTGATTATTAATATGAATGAATTTAAAGCGTTTATAAGTGTTGTAAAAACCAAGAGTATTCCCAAGGTCTTCAAACAACACTATAATATCTTTTCGTTTAGCAATTTCAAAGGGGTTTGTTGTGCCGTGTTTTTTTACGATTTTCATTACGTAGTCTTTAATTTTCATTTCTCGCTCCGTTCAATCTTTTTTATACTTGTTTGGAGTGAATTTTTGTTTTGCTAATTGTTTTGCCATACGCATAGAGTTTTCTAGAGAAATACGAATCATTTCTTTTGTGTGTTCGTCTATTGGTTCTCCGTCAAACATTAAAGCATCTTCGCTATTTTCTAAGTCTTTTAAAGTCTTTTCTAAGTCACGAGCGATATCACGAGTATCTTTTTTGTTTAAATCAGGAAGTGCATTAGACACTCTTGATTCATCTTCTCTTCCTAATAAATAATCTGTTGTTACTCCTAAAACATTCGCTAAATCTTTTAGCATTTCGTTTGAGGGAGTGCTATGACCATTCTCATAGTTACTAATGGTGCCTTTAGTGGTATTTACTTTATCGGCTAATCCTTGCTGAGTGAGCTTACGCGTTTTACGCATCTCTTTTAATCTTTGTCTCAACATTTTTAGCACCTCCCGTTAATAAAAAGTACAAAGATATTGTACCTTATAAAGATGGATTGTAAAACTTTGTACAAGATAATTGTACAAATGTATTGACGTACAAGAATCTTATACATATAATGAAAGTACAAAATACTTATACAAGGAGCGAGACAGTGAACAAAAATATCAAATTAATTAGAGCTAGGAAAAAAAGCAAGTTAACGCAACAAGATCTTGCAAAAAGAATGAAAGTTACAAAATCTACAATAAGTAATTGGGAAAATGGTTATAGTAATCCAAATCTTGAAAAGGCCATTAGGTTAGCCACTATTCTTGGTAGTGATGTAAAGGATTTAATTTGATGTACAAGAGTACAAGAATCTTATACTTAATGGATGGAAAGCGGGTGAGAAAATGCCATCAACTAACATGGCAGTACCAACAGAACCGTCGCATAAACATATAAAAAGCACTTCAAGAGGTGACACCATGAGCCAACAAGAAGAATATGCGGCGACTTATGAATTTGGAAAAACGAAAGTCCATGTTGTGGCTCCTGAGCCAAAATCACAAAAGGATATTGATAAAATCCGTCAAGCATATTACAAGGCTGGTTGGGCCATCATCAAAGAAATACAAGTAAAAGAAAATGTTGAGGAATAGTTCCTCTCTTTTTATACGAAAAGTAGACAAGTTACATATGTACTAAGTTCATTGTAACCATTTGAAAACTAAATATGGAGGCGAACAGATATGGGAACAAGCATATACTGCAATTCAGCAATAGGAGAATTATTACAGAATGCTAGAGAATGTTGTGACAATGTTCAGCTGAAAACGAAGAAAGGGCTATCTAAGTACCTTGGTATTACACATGAACGATTAACTCGTATTGAATCTGGACTTTCTAAACCAGAATTTGAACTTGCGATGGATTGGTGTCATGCAACAGGAGCAAAGTTAAATCAACAAGCGATCAAACATATTTATGGTGTTGGGTTACCACCTACAGATCCACGTTTAACGCAAGATGTGAATTTACAACTGATGAATTACATTAAGCAAGCTGAAGAGGGAATTGCGGCAGCAAAGGAAATCATGAACTTACAAGTTACAACAAGATCATGGAAGCATGATGAAAAAAAGAAACATGAATACGCAGTTCATGCAAAAGAAATCTTCGATACAATCCAAGCTACTCAATGTGTAGTACAAGCTCTTGAGCAAGTTCATTTTGGCATTATGGAACAAATACAAAGAAGTTGGTTGCAAAAGGCTATGGCGGAGAACGTTATTATTCAATCGGTGGATAGCTTAATGAATTTAACAAAGGTGCTTTAAGGGAGGAAGAAAAATGACAGTAGATTATAAGAAACCGAGTCTAAGAGAATACAAGGAATTAATTCGATATGATGCAAAACTAACTGGTGAAATTAAAATAGCGGAATTACTTAATGAGGATTCAAAAACAGTTGAGTTAAAGCAAGAGAAGAAATTGTTGGGGATTCGAATCAAAATTATTGAAGCATCATTTATTTTGAAACATAAATGGGTAAATAAAAAAGCTACCGCCTAGACAACAGTAGCTCTGAAAAATATTGTAAAGCAATTATAACACTATATAAATCATTTGGACAAGCCACTGTGCTTGTCGTTATGACCAGAAAGGGATTGTTCCTCCCATACCTCTACAATGTTCCTTTCTGGTTGTAACGATGCGTACAGCATTAACTTAAATAGAAAGGAGATGTAATTCATGAACGATAAAAACAATCGTCTTCATGATCTAGTTCTTCCTGGAGATTTTTCATTTGCGAATAAACTTCGTAACTGTATGAGTGAATGTATTTATAACATGTTTAATGCAGAGTCAACCGAAGAATCAAGTCACTGGGAAGAAGAGCTGGAGCGATGTATAAGGGAATTTAAAATGCTTCGTGATACAAAAGAGGAACATGAGGCATCGATGAGTTATCGTGTAGTAATTAAAGATTTAAGAGCAAGAGGAGTTAACGCTTCGTTAGTAACACGTAGAAAATAAAAAGATCTATCACTTGGCAGAGTGATAGACAAACGGTCTTGCAAAGATCTTAGGATTAATTATATCAAATTAGCATTCGTATAACAACGGAGTGTGCTACATGCTTTTAGACAAATCATTACATAGAGTGTTGCTGAATCCTAAAGTGTTTCAACAAGCAACATCAGAGCAACACCTAATTTACTTAGTAAAACAATATCTCAAAATAGGATACAAGAATTATCGCTTATTACGTGTAGAGGACGGATTCGCGATATGTAAACGGGAGGATGAATAATATGGCAGTTTATAGACCAGTACATGTTTCATTTTGGCAGGATTCATTTGTTTTAGATCTTACACCGGAGGAGAAGTATTTCTACTTATATTTGATGACAAATAGTAAGACGTCTCAATCTGGAATCTATGAGCTTCCACTCCGTATTATTGAAACTGATACAGGATATAACCGTGAAACTGTTATGAAGCTATTAGAACGTTTTGCTGAATACGGAAAAATTAATTACAACCAAAAAACAAAAGAGCTGTTCTTAATCAACTGGTTAAAATTCAATCCAATTAAAAATGTAAACATTGAAAAGTGTGTCTTAAAAGAGATTCAATCTGTGAAGGACCAGGATTTTTTAGTTGATTTCTATGAAACTTGCTTGCAATTAGAACGAGAACAAGATTTTAAAATCCCTCGTATTAAGGAGTATTTATCAGTCCGTTTGGAGGGGCTTATAAGGGGCTTCCGAGACCCTAGCAAGGAAGAAGAAAAAGAAAAAGAAGAAGAAAAAGAACAACAACAAGAAGAACGCGCAGGCGCGGAAGAAGTTGTTGAGGTTAATCCAATTTCTTTTTACGAACAAAACTTCGGACTAATTACACCTTTTATTGCAGATGGTATTCATGCATGGATAGATGATTTAAATGCAGAGCTAGTTATTAAGGCTATGGAGATTGCTTTAGAGAAGAATACGAGAAACATGTCTTATGTAAATACGATTTTAAGAGATTGGCATCTTAAAGGTTTTAAAACAGTAACTGATGTTGAGGCAGCTGATAAAGCATTTCGTGCTCAGAGATTAACAAAAGCGCAGCAACAGACACAAGCACCTTATCAACAAAAAGGTTTATCGGAATCTACTAAAAACGTAATACAGCAGCAACAAGCATGGGAGCAGAACATTCCAACAGAAGAAGAACTTGCAGTACTTAACCAACAGAATGCGTGGTTGGCCAAATGAGTAACGATATGATTCGTAACGTAGAAGCTGAACAAAGTGTTTTAGGTAGCATAATCCAAGAAGGTGATTTAATTAAAGATTGTCAGCTAAAGGTAAAACAGTTTTCTTTACCAACGCACCAAGTGGTTTTTAAGGCGATGAGAGAATTAGAGGATGCCGAGGTTCCAATAGATCTTGTTGCCCTTATTGGAAAGTTCGATGAAAACTTTATAAGTCAAATTGGCGGAATTGAATTCTTTGTAAACCTAACAGAAATTGTAACAACAACTAAAAACTTCTCGTATCACGAAGGTTTAGTGATTGAAGCTTGGAAGATGAGACATGCTCAAGAGGTTGCTGGTAATTTATATAACCGCCTTCAGCAAGATAGGGATATGAGTGCTATTAGTACATCAATTGATGAATTAAGCGCCATTGAAGAAACGGGTTACTCATATGAATTTAACTTGAAAGATACGCTTGTTGATTTGTATAAGAACATGCAAATTGATGTAGGAGATTTAACCGGTATACCAACTGGTTATGACGACCTGAACAGAATGACAGCAGGGTTACAAGAAGGTGATTTAATCATTGTAGGTGCCCGTCCTTCAATGGGGAAAACAGCATTTGTATTAAATGTCGCTTTCCATGCAGCAAGTGCTCATACAGCAACAGGAATCTTTTCACTAGAGATGGGAGAAGAGCAGTTACTTAAACGTATGATTTCAAGTACTGGAAATATAGATGCTACAAAATTAAAGAATCCTAAGAAACTATGTAATTTAAAGGATTGGGAAAAGATTAGTCAAGCGATGGGATTAATTAATGATTTGCCATTAGAAATTTACGATAAAGCAAATGTAACGATGCAAGAGATTTATGCAAAGGCTAGGAAATTAAAGCGTAAGTACCCTGATAAAAAGGTTTTAATCGCAATTGATTATTTGCAGCTTATTGTAGGGAATCCAAAGCATAGAGGGAACCGCATGCAAGAAATCGGTGAGATTAGTCGTAAGTTAAAACTGATGGCAAGAGAGCTCAATGTATGTGTAGTTGCATTATCACAGTTAAGTCGTGCTGTAGAAAGTAGACAAGATAAGAGGCCATTGCTATCAGATTTACGTGAAAATGGCCAAATTGAGCAAGATGCGGATTTAATCGCATTCTTATACCGTGAAGATTACTATGACCGCGAGACAGAAAATAAAAACATAACAGAAATTATTTTAGCGAAACAAAGGAACGGTCCAGTTGGTGTTGTTGAACTAGCATTCATTAAAGAATTTAGTAAGTTTGTAAATTTAGAGAGAAAGTTCATCCATCAACAGGAGGCTTAATCATGTTGTTACGCCAGGAAGTAGAACGTAGAAAACTAATAATCATTCGTAAATTATTGGGGTTAGGATTAACTGAAATTAATGGACAAACATTAGATCAATTAACGTTAGCGCAGCTTGAAGGGATTCTAATAGCAAGTTTGCAGGTATTGGAGGGAAAAAACAATGCCAAAGCAATTAACAATTTTTGATGTGGAGCCAGTTGTATCATTTGATCCTAAGAAAGCCTATATTCACCGTTTGAATTCAAAATTAAGGTATGCAGATGTGGTTGTGCAAATACCACGCCAAGCCAAAGCGATTGATGAATTAAAACCAACGACAGCACCTGATGAACGTTATGAGTTGTTTGAAGATTACACAATTGGAATTTGGCGTTATAAACGAGCGGAGGATAAACAATTTGTATGGGAAGAAGCTGAAGAAATGTGTAAGCGAGCAAGAGATGAAAAAGAACCGATTCCGATTCGGCTCCATCTGTCACTGGAACAATCATTTGTTCCAGAAAACGTAGTGCGATATTTGTAGACAAATAAAAAAAGCTGAGATCACTCTCAACTTACTTCGACAAAGTAATTATAACACATTTGGGAGTGGTTTCGGTGCCAATTATCAAAGAAAATATTGTAGGAATGAAGGCTGAAATTTCTTTAGTGGAAAATATGATTTATGTTGTGAAGGATGGACAGCTTCATTCAATTGAACCACCGTCAACTGGTCATGGTGAACAGTCTTTTGTATATAAAGGTGGAAAAGTGACTCGAGTAGATGAGCGGAAAATACGTTTAATATAGCAAATAATAGATTTGAAAATAAAAAGGTTTAGATTACTTCTAACAAGAAGGGTATATATATTCATTTTTAATTGAATACATATAAAATTGAATTAGTTTATATGTTAAAATATGTTTATTATATTTAAAAAGGAGTTTTAGTTCATGAGTCATCAATCTAAGAATGGTAAGGTAATTTCTTTTATTAATATGAAAGGTGGAGTAGGAAAAACCACATTATGTATTGGGATTGGAGAATACCTGGCAAATTTTAAAGAAAAAAAAGTTCTTTTTATTGATTTAGATCCACAATTTAATACTACTCAATCAATTATGGATCTTACAAATAATGAAGAAGAATATATGGAAGATTTTCGTCATAGAATCACTATTAGAAAAGTTTTCGAAGATACTAAGACTATTTCGGAACGACCTAAATTACCAGATGTTTCAGAGGTTATACTTAATTTTGAGACTGAACCCAATATCGATTTGATTTGTGGAACCATAGATATCATCAAAGATGATACCTCTAATAAGTCTCTTTATAAAAGGTTGAGTAAATTTATAAATGAACATAAATTAAAAGAGAAATATGACTTTATTTTAATTGATTGTCCACCGACTATTTCCTTTTATACAGATGCGGCGTTATACGCCTCAGACTATTATATTGTCCCAGCAAAGGTTGATAGATATTCTATTTTAGGTGTGAAAATGTTAAAAACTGTAGTGGAAAATTTGAAATATGATGAGGAAATAGATATTACTCCATTAGGTATCGTGTATACGATGAGAAAACAGGGAGACGAGACTAAAAAAACAGGCGAAATTAGAAACCGTTTTGAATCTGATGAAGATGTTTCTCAAATAGGTATATTTGAAAACTCGACTTTGACAGTAAATGATTTAATGGTAGGATACCAAGGGAACATTTCCTCTAAATACATGAAATCAAAAGAAGACATTGAAAAAGTTACTGAAGAGTTTTTATTGAAGATAGCGGCAACTTCTAATAGTAGGGATGATTCTAATGAATAACAACATATTATTGGAATTTAAAAAGCATGTGCAGTTAGAACAAGTTAATAAAAATTATACTATTGGTACTGTGACTTTATTAATTTATTCAAAAGAAGCTTTTAAAAATAATAAAGATATTATTTCTTTTTTAAGTAATGTCTTTAATGAATCGTATTTACCCTATGTAATAAAAAGTAGAACGCTTGTAGCTGCTAAGTTAGGAAGAACATTAGCAAATAAGGAAGAAGAATCATTTAAAAAACTCGACAAGTCTATTATAGCTTATTTTGATGCTACTACCTCTGATGATTCAAAGAAAGACAAGGAACCTAAGAAAGTTAAGAAAACTAAGAAAAAGAATGCCAACGATAAATTAGATTCTTGGCTAAGAGGGCTTTAATTATGGAGAATATAGATAAGGATATAGAAAAATTTCTAGAGATACTAAATGCTGTCGAAAATTCGTGGAACACAGATGTTTTAGAGAAAATAGCCTACGGAACAATTTTCTTTAAATGTTTACAAGATACAAATGATAATAAACATTATCTAAAATGTCTTATACAAGACTCTTTGTCTATAGTTGATTCGCTTTGTCAAAAATCACAACGTTATTTTTATTTTATATTACGTTCTTATATTGAAAACTTTTTTAGGGCGTTGCTCCAACTTGAAGACACAGATGCAACAGGTGTAATGAAACTTTTAAGGAATGGAAAAAAAATAATTGAAAAATATGATGAAATTAGCGGTTTATATGAAAAGATAGAAGAAGCGTATTCAGAATGCTGCTTGTTTGTACATAGCAATATAGATTCTGGTGACGAAATAAACGAATTCTTAAAAGCTATTTTAGAAAGAAATGACTTTGAAGATTCAGGGAATACAAATGCTTTCTTGGAAAGGTTTAGTGAGATTTTAGATATTTCGATTGTTATCTTTTTAACTTGTCATACGGAAATGGTTGATAGTAGTTTTTATAGAAGAAAAGATATTTTGAAGAAAATTCTTTCTGAAAAGAACCAAGAAATATTCCGTAAGCAATTAATTGCTAATTAAATAGAAAACAAACTGACTTTATTAACATCACTACTTCCTATTAAAAAATAATAAACTAACGGACAATGATATAATAAAAATTAAATATTTAGTCCTACTGGAAGAACCAGCGGACATCAAACTACTAAAAGCATTAGTGATATTGCTATGTAGTTTGGTGTCCGCTTTTTTTGCTTTCTTATTAATAAAATAGACAGGGAGTGTTTATATATATGGCGCAATTAACTTTCTTACCTAAAATTGATCGCAAAGCAACCCAGTTTCGTTTAGAAGAAATTCTTGAAAATGTTCGTATTTATAGGCAATTTGGGATGATTAGAAATGAAATGAAGGTTACAGCATCTAGCGAAGTAAGATATCACGGTCCAACAAATATAGTAGGAAAGCCAGCTGAAGATATCGCTTTAGCAAATGTGGAACTGAGTAAGAGAGAAGAGAGGTTACGACGTCTATCTTTTCAGATTGACAAGGTATTAAGTCGTTTTAGTAAGAATCAAAGGGATATTATTGTAAAAAGATATTTAGAAGATGAAGAAGTCTTTGATTACATGGTTTATAACGAAATTGGTATGAGTGAGCGTACGTATAGACGAAATAAATCTAATGCTTTTTATAAACTAGCTTTTGCTCTTAGGTTAGAAGTATATGAGATAGAAGAGCGTTATGGAGGCGATGAACGATGAATTTTGTTCAGCCAATACGGGACCCAGAGCAAATACAACAAATTAAAGAATATCTGAAAGAAAACAGCGAACGTAATTTTATTTTGTTTGTAATGGGAATTAACACAGGTTTACGTATTAGTGACATTCTCAAATTGAAGATAGGTGATTTGAAAGGTAGTCATATTTCAATGAGAGAAAAGAAAACAGGTAAACAAAAACGTATTCAATTAACTCCAGTATTAAAAAGAGAACTACGTTGGTACATTGAAAAAAAAGAAGATAATGAGTATTTAATTAAGAGTCGAGAAGGAAAGAATAAACCGATTGGTCGCAGCATGGCATATAAGATACTTAGAAGTACAGCGGCAGAGTTTGGACTAGATGAGATAGGTACACATACATTACGTAAGACATTCGGATATCATTTGTACATGCAAACAAAAAATATAGCCTTGTTAATGGAGATATTCAATCATTCAAGTGAACGGATAACGTTAAGATATATAGGAGTAAATCAAGATGAAATGGATAAAGCAATGGCTAGATTTAAAATCTGATCTATTTATATGATATTATAGATTAAGGTATAATATCATATAAATAGATTCTTTCTGCTAACATTACTAGATTCAAAAGTACCATAAATCTACTTTAGGAGAGTTGTTATCGTTTGGTGACGACTTTTATTTTTTGAAGTGGAATGCAATTTATGTGTTGCAGTTTAATGGTGGTAAGGTTATTTTATAGGAGTTTAGGAATCTATACATACCTAGAAAATACAACAGTAAAAGGGGGGATTAATTATGAAAAGAGATATGGAATAATCCTATTTGATGTAGTAAATTTTTTTGCTGTGACTTATTCGAGGCATTTATCTTTTGGCTAAATTGATTTCTAAGTTTGAATAAAACTATTTATTGTTATAGTTTTTGCTGAACTTAACATCGCAAAAGTAAGATGAAGTGATATTTTATTATAATACAAGGGGGTTATAATGTGGATAATGATACTAATAAATTAGTGTTTTATGTTGTAACGGCTATAGCTACCATTATTGCAGCTATTATTGCAGCTATTATTAGCTTATTCATGAATAGAAGAAACAATCAAATTGCTAAAGAAGAAAGATTTATAGATACTATAAGTGCAGAAAGAGTCAAGTGGGTAAACTCTATTAGAGATGTATTCAGTGAGTATAATAAGTGTGCATATATCCAAAAGAATCGTTTAAATAATTTGAAACAGAAAAGAGCAGTTGAGGGAAGAAGTCAATTAAGTGAAATTATATATCATAATAATCATATAGAATTATACTTAAATCCAGTCGAACCGATTACAAAAAAGTTACTTGAATTGCAAAATAAAATAAGTTTAACTCTGCACACCGAAATCCCAGTTCCTGATTTCAACTATGATGAGGTCGAGATATGGCTTGAAGATTTACATTTTCTTCAACAAATAATTCTTAAATCTGAATGGAAAAGAATTAAAGAAGAAAATAAAAAAGGCTCGGAAATTACTAATCAAAGAATGAATGAAATATTTATGAATGTAGCAAAAAAAATAGATGGTGTACGATATGAAAAATTAGGATTAAACCAAATGAATCCATTAGATGGAGTTAATAAAACAGCAGAGGAACAAAAGGTAAGCAAAAAATACAAGTATCTACATTGGGTGATTAAAGCTTATGCGTTACTAGCAGGCCTAGTTGTAATAAATACGCTTCTCTCTTTTTTCGGGATAAATGGTTTTTATGCTTTGGGATCAGAAGAAATTGAGAAACTTATTACAATGGCTGGATTTTTATTTACAATGCTAGGGTTAATTCCTATTATTGAGGAGAAATACAAATATAAAAAATAATATTATCACCTTAATAGGTGCATTTTCTTTTGTACAAAACAAGCCTAAACTTGAGGTCACAGGTATATATAATGGATAAAGCAATGATTAGGTTTAAAATCTAATCATTGCTTTTTTCTTTTTAATCCTATACAGATACTCATTTTTATTGTGTTGTGTAACTCAAAAAGGAAAGTGTTATGAAGCTATGAATATCAAGGGCTGTAGCACTTGGCTTAATTACACAAAATATAAGATATGGGTAAGTCCTTCTAATAGCTTCATAATATAGGTAAACTATTAGAATAAATATAAGGAGGAATAAAATGAATAATATTATAGATGGATGGGGAAAATTAGAGACTACAGTCAAAACAATTGTTCCTGGTTTAGAAGAAACAATAGGAATTGCAATGGAATATGCGCCTTATATCGGTGGAGTTTTGCGAGTTAGAAAGCTTAATCGCATGGAAACAAGGATACAAGAACATCAAGAGCAACTTAATACAATTTCTGTCTTATGTGGGTATTCAAAATTATCAAGAGAATATATAAATGAAAAAATTGCACCAATTGTTTTTTCTGATATTTTAGAAGAACATGAAGATGCAAAGATTAATCTTATATTAAACGGATTCCAGAATGTATTTCTTGATGAAAAAAACAATGAAAGCATGATAATTAATTATTTGGATACATTAAGAGAGCTAAGGTACGAGGATATAAAAAGATTGTTTTATTTAGTGGGACGTATAGAAGCTTATCCTCTACGTGAGTTTGATAGTGAGGAATATGCACATTTAAGGTATATGGATATGAAGTTGGAGAAAATGGGTTTAATTTTTATACAAAAACGCGTGGGGGAATTTAGTGGTGAAGAATACGAAATCCACAGAGATAAAGTGAAGATTAGTAAGTATGGAAGTAGATTTTTAGAATTCATATGTGAAAAAGAAGAACAAAATATATTGGCAGAGTCGTGACCGCTTTTTGGCAGTAAATATGCCGGTTGTTTTGGAAATAACGTGATATATTTGTATTGTGAGTAGTGGCGGGAAACATTGCTCATAAAATTCCTGATAACTGAAAATGGATCGTCATAACCGGTGGCGATGGTTACAGATTGCATGAATAGTTGTTTCTAGTTTTCACATTCAATTGTAATTCATGTTGTGTAAACAGAGAAGGGCTTTTGCTCTTCTTCCAGTTACTTAATATTTTTGGAGCGGATAAATGTAATGGCATTAAGTGATTGGAAGAAGAATAAAACTTCATTTACCGTATTTATAGTAATAACATAAGAGATTGAAGAAAGGGCAACTGGTAAACGGTTGCTCTATTTTTATGATCTGTATGGATTTGTATTGTTTTAATTTGGAAGTAAATGATAAAATCGTATTAAAACAATATGGAGGATAAGCAATGGACAATCCAAATAAAGATAAAACCTGTTTTATTATCACACCAATTGGTGATGATCAATCTGATATAAGAAGAGCGGCCGACGGGGTAATAGATGCTGTAATTATTCCGGCGCTAGTTTATATGGGATTGGATGAAGACAATATTAAAGTAGCTCATAGGATGCCAAGTCCTGGTTCGATAAATAAACAAGTTATTACCAGTGTCTTAGAATGCGATCTTGCTATAGCAAACCTTACAAATTTAAATCCAAATGTAATGTATGAACTTGCCATTAGACATGCTGCAAGAAAACCAGTAATTCAAATTTGTCAAAAAGGTACAAGATTACCATTTGATATCACGGAAGAACGTACTATTTTTTATACTAATGACATGGCTGGAGTAATAGAATTAAATAATAATTTTAAAGAGATGGTTGCGGAAGCTATAGGTGATGAAGAACCAGATAATCCTATTTATAGAGTCATTGAAAGTAATTCGATAATGAAAAATGTTGATGAAACTGACCCATCAAGATATATGTTAAATCGTATAGACTCATTAGAAAATAACTTGTCGGATCTTATAAATGCTCTAAATAATAATAAATATAGTAGAATAAATGATGTGAAACCTAAAAAACCTAGAAATAAATATAATTTTGGAATTCAGATTGATGGATCAATAATTGCAATGGAAGAAGTTCCAGAACTAATCAATAAATTTTACAAGAAACATCCTACGATAGATTGCAAAGTAGACATGGAGGTTGATATTTCTACTGGGAATGCAATTGTTAATGTGAGTACAAATACCAACTTGAATTTAATTTTAGTTAGAAATTTCTTTTATGAACAGAATGGGATTACTCTTTACGATAATAAAACGCAGAATGAGTTATCAATCTAAAATAAAATGAACCAATATAATAGCATCCATTCGGGTGCTTTTTATTTTTGGGGGATAAATGATGAATGAATACAAAACGAAACAACAGAAGCGTAAATTCTATGACAGTGGTGAGTGGAAAAGTATACGTGAACAAGTAAAGAAGCGTGACAACTATGAGTGCCAAGAATGTAAACGAAATGGTCGCGTTCAAACTGATACCAATGAGTACAGTGAGAGTGCGAAGCGAAAGAAGATACAGTTAGTTGTCCATCATATCAAAGAGCTCGAGCATCATCCAGAGCTTGCAATTGATATAGATAACCTTGAAACAGTTTGTGTAAATTGCCACAATAAAGAACATGGAAGAGTTTACGAAAAGAAACAAAATAAATGGGAACACGATGAAAAGTGGTAAAACAATTTGAAAGTAATCCCCCCCTTAAAATATTTCATCAAAAATTGCTCTAAGGGGCACCGGAGGAGGGGGTTAACTGTCAGGTTTTTTTCGATTTTACGCACGTAAGGGGGGTGGGTAGATGGCTGTTAGTATTGTGAGATTAAAAGAACAGCTTATGAATAGTATTGATATTACAGATTTAGTCGAAGTTGAAAAGGTAGAAAGATATATTGATCTTGTAAAAGCATTTAGAAAAATAAATAAAACTATTAATAAAGAAGGCGAGTCTGTAACGATAAAAAACGGTTCTCAAGTTTTTGTTAAAGCCCACCCTCTTATAAGTGAGAGGAATAAAATTAACAGTTCATTAATTGCTTTGGGAAGAGATATAAAACTTTCTCCTAAAGTTGGTGCTTCTAATTCGGGTTACAGTCCAAGTGATTTAGTATGATTAGGCAAAAATATGTAGATGAATACAATGAACTTTATAGAAGTGGTAAAGTAAAGTTCAATAATGAAAGAGAACTGTTAATTGAATACCTGGAAAAATACGTTTTAAACAGAGACGACTTGTATTTTGATGATGAAATGATCGAGAAGTGTATCCGCTTTGGTGAAAAGTGGTACTTTCCATTACAATCATTTCAAAAATTCTTAATAGCATTCGTCTTTTTATTTTATAAGAAAAATGGCCGTGTATTTTATCGTAAATTCTTGTGGATGCTTGGCCGTGGCGGCGGTAAAAATGGTTTAATGACAGTTATTCTTCACTTTTTAATAAGCGAATTACATGGAATTCCTGAATATAACATTTCCGTTGTTGCAAACAGTGAAGAGCAAGCAAAAACAAGCCCAGATGAAATTCATAAATGTATTAAAAGAAATGAAGTTTTACAAAGGGCTTTTAAAACAACATTAACACAAACCATTTCGAAATCGACTGGAAGTGTAGTGAAGTTTAGAACATCAAACGGAGACACAAAAGATGGTCTTCGCGATGGCGCTGTAATGTTTGATGAAGTCCATCAATATGAAAGCAATAAAGATGTCCGTGTTCACATCAGTGGTTTGGGAAAAAAGAAAAATCCGCGTGAGTTTTACATTGGTACAGATGGATATGTAAGAGATGGATTCTTAGATAAATTAAAAGAAAAGGCAATGAAAGTTTTAAAGGGTGAGGCCCGTCCGAATGCGCTGTTCCCTTTCATCTGTAAATTAAATGATGAAAAAGAAGTTGATGAAATCGATAATTGGGAAATGGCGAATCCAATGTTATCTCAGCCGTTAAGTGAGTATGCTGAAGGCTTACTTGAAACAATAAAAGAAGAGTATGAGGATTTAGAGGACGATCCAAGTAACCGAGAAGAGTTCATGACAAAGCGAATGAACTTACCTGTTACAAATTTAGAACGGTCCGTTGCAAAATGGTCAGAAATTCTTGCTACAAATCGTCCTTTTCCTGATTTATATGCTCAAGAATGCATAGGGGCGTTAGACTTTGCAAGTATTCGGGACTTTGCAGCATGTGGTCTTTTATTTAGACAAAATGGGGAATACATTTTTAAAACTCATTCCTTCGTACGAAAAGAATTTGTTGATATCTATTACGGATATTCTAAAAAAGCAGGCGAGTTCAAGAAACAAAAATTCGCTCCAATTAAAGAGTGGGAAGAGCAAGGATTACTAACAGTTGTTGATGAACCGACTATTAATCCTCAACGCATTGTTGATTGGTTTGTAGAAATGCGAGAACAATATGGGATTTAAAAAATTATAGCTGATAACTTCCGTATGGAAGCAATAAGACCACTATTAGTAGCAGAAGGATTTGAAATAGAAGTTATACGAAACCCAAAAGCAATTCATAGTTTGTTAGCTCCACGTATTGAAATGGCATTTGCGAATAAACAAATTGTTTTTGATGATAATCCGCTAATGCGTTGGTATACACAAAATGTATTGGTTGTTATCAAAGCTGATGGAAATAAAATATATGAAAAGAAAGAGCCCGTTCGTAGAAAAACAGATGGGTTTCAGTGTTTTGTTCATGCTCTTTATCGGGCGGATGAGATACAAGAAGCTACTGATTTTGTTATAGGCAATATTAAATTCTAATAAAGGGGGTGATAACTATTGGGTGGTTAGGTTCAGTATTTAAAAGAAATAAAGAACTAGAATTCATGTTGGATCTGGACATAATAACTGATACGGCAAATAGGCTTCATATGAAACGATTGGCAATTGATACATGCGTTTCATTTTTAGGAAGGACGATTAGTCAATCTGAATTTAGAATAAGAAATGGTAAAGCATTTAAGAAGAATGAGCTTTATTATCGATTAAACGTAAGACCAAACAAGAATATGACCGCAAGTACCTTTTGGGAACGGTTTGTTCGAAAACTTATTTATGATAATGAGTGTTTGGTTATACAAGCAGATGATGGTGATTTACTTATTGCAGATGGATTTCAACATAATGAGTACGCTGTGTTTGAAGATACTTTTACGGATGTAAGGGTAAAAGATTATACGTTTAAGAGAAGTTTTAAGCAAAGCGAAGTTATTCATTTGAAGTATCGGAATGATAAATTAACCCCACTTATTGATGGATTATTTGCAGATTATGGGGATTTGTTTGGCAGAATATTAAACTCTCAAAAACGTAAAAATCAAGTTCGTGGAACAGTTGATATGGATATGATTGGTGCTAAAACTGAGGAACAAATAGCAAAGTTACAAGAGTTTATAGACAACATGTATAAGTCAATTGGTGCGAAAGATATAGCTATTGTTCCGCAGCAAAAAGGTATTAATTATAACGAGATATACAATGGTGTTGCAAATGGCCCAAGTGTGGAAGAAATCAATAAAGTAACAAATGGTTTCTTAAATCAAGTAGCTATGGCAATCGGTATTCCTATAGCTTTGATATATGGAGAAATGGCTGATGTAGAAAAGCAAACGAAAAATTATATGCTTTTCACAGTACGACCATTATTAAAAAAACTATCTGATGAAGCGAACGTTAAATTCTTTGAAATGAGTGAATATCTTTTGGGACAAAAAATTGAGGTTAAAGCTGTTTCCTATCAAAGTATATTTGATCTTGCGACAAGTATTGATAAGCTCATTTCTTCAAGTGCATTTACAGGAAATGAAATTCGTTCAGAAGTAGATTATGAAGAGTCAGATGATCCAAACCTAAATGTCCATCATATTACGAAGAACTATACAAAATTAAATGAATCTGAAGGGAGTGAGAAATGATGGAACATGTGAATATGAGTAAGCTTTTGAATTTAAAACGAGACATTCGTTTTGAAGCTAAAGGTGAAAATGAATACAAATTAACTGTTTATGGATCAATTGGTGGATGGTTTAGTGAAAATAATGCTGAAGCAGTAAGAAGAAAAATTCAAGATGTTAAAGCAGAAAAAATTCACGTTCATATTAATTCGGGTGGAGGTTCCGCATTCGATGGTGTAGCGATTTGTAATCAGTTAAAGCAGCATAGTGCAGAAATTATAGTTCATATTGATGGTTGGGCAGCTAGTGCCGCATCTGTAATTGCAATGGCAGGAGACAGAATTATTATGCCTAGTAATACTATGATGATGATTCACCAAGCAAGTACCTTTGAATATGGAAACGCAGATCTTTTTGAAAAAACAGCAAGAGATTTACGAAAGATTGATTCAGCTTTAGCAGGATCTTATAAGAAACGTTTTGTTGGAACAGATGAAGAATTAAAACAACTTTTAAAAGATGAAACTTGGCTAACGGCAGAGGAAGCAGTAGCTCTTGGTTTAGCTGATGAAATTGCTGATGAAATTGAAATTGATGATACGCAAGAGGATGAAGAGGAGGAAGTTGTAGAAAACTTAAAAGAAAGTTTAGTAGCTAAGTATACGAAACAACAAAATAATCAAAATCCAAAAGAGCTTATTCAAGAGCCTGTTAATACAAAACAGAATCTGAGTACGCTCTTTTTAACATTAGGAGGAAAATAAAATATGGTTATCAAGTTTAATAATTTTGAAGAAAAGAAACTAGCATTTGCAAAAGCTACACAGGAAGGTACAGCAGAAGAGCAATCAGTAGCATTGAACTCCATGATTGAAGCACTTGCTACAGATGTAAGAACAGATATTTTAAATCAAGTGAATGAATCAATGGTAGATCGTTCTATTATGCAATCTCGCGGTGCTAATGTATTAACAAGTGAAGAAATGAAGTTCTTTAATGCAGTTGTGGAAGAAGGCGGCTTTAAGTCTACTGAAACTTTACCTAAGACAACCCAAGAACGTATTTTTGATGATTTAGTTGAAGATCATCCTTTCCTAAAACATATCGGTCTTGAAAATCTGGGTGCAGTAACAGAATTTATTTATGGAGATCCAGAAGGCGCAGCAGTATGGGGACCATTATTTGATGGTATTAAAGGTCAATTAAATGCTACATTCCGTAAAGATAGCATTTCCCAACTTAAATTGACGGCATTTATTCCATTAGCAAATGACATGTTGAAACTTGGGCCTGTATGGGTAGAACGTTATGTCCGTACAATGATTACAGAAGCGATGAAAGTAGGTTTAGAACGTGGATTTGTAGCTGGTACAGGTAAAAATGAACCTATTGGGTTATTAAAAGATCCAAGTGGAAATGTTGTGAATGGAGTATATCCAGATAAAAAGCCAGTAGGAACTTTAACGTTCGAGCCAGGCCGCAAAACAATCAATGAATTAAAAGGTGTTGTTAAACTACTAGCTAAAAAGTTAAATGCTGATGGTTCAGACGCAGATCGACCAAAAAATATTGCTGGTAAAGTAGTTATGGTAACTAATCCGTTTGATACTTTTGATATTCAAGCAAACGCGACAATTCAAAATGCGGCTGGAGTATATGTAACTAGTTTGCCATTTAATCCAATTCTTACAGAGTCAGTGTTTGTACCTCAAGGAAAAGTATTATTCTTTGTTAAAGGTCAATATGTTGCAGCAATGGGTGGAACAGAGCCAATCAAGAAGTATGAAGAAACATTAGCTTTAGAAGATGCAACTGTTTATATTGCTAAACAATATGCTACAGGTAAACCGAAGGATAAATACACTTCACAAGTTTACACATTAAAGCTTGAAGAAGTAACACCACCGACTGAAGGGTGATGTAAATGGAAACAGTAATTTCAGACGAAATAATACAGCAGTTCAAAGATAGGATGCACTTGGGTGATGATGAAGACGATAACCTAAAGCGCATCCTTTTTGCATCCAATGAAGCTTTATTAAAAGTATGTGGATTGTATGACATAAACAAAGATGAGACGTTCAAAGAATTAGTTTTTGAACGTTCTCGTTATGCTTATAATGATGCACTTGAGTATTTTACTAAAAACTTTTTAACCGAAATTAATAGTTTTGGTATTGCAAAAGCATTAGAAGAAATCAAATTGGACGGTGAGTAATATGCGTCCTTTTCAGTATAAAAAACCACTGAATACAGGTGACTTTAGAAATCGAATTAGCATTGAACAACCTGAAATAATAAAAGATGAATTGAATCAAGCAATTGAAACAGGTAATTGGGAAGAAGTTAAAAGTGCATGGGCAATGATAAAAACGGTAAAAGGGTCTGAGTATATTGAAGCTTCAGCTTCACAGTCTACACGAATTTATCGGTTTGTAATTCCTTATACAACAGGTATTACAGAATTAATGCGAATTAATATGAAGAATCGTATCTTTGACATTATCGAACCGCCAATGAATGATGATGAAATGTATCAAACATTGACTATTATCGCAAAGGAGCATGTTTAATATGAGTAATTTTGCGAGTGATCTTGCTAGAGAATTGCAAAGATATGCAAATGTTGTGGAAGAAGAATTAACAAATGCACAAGAAGATGTAGCAGATATTGCTGTAAACAAGTTAAGACAAAATAGTCCTAAAAAAACAGGTGGTTATCGCAAAGGTTGGCGTAAGAAAAAAGTAGATAAAACCGTTGTTATCCATAATACAAAAGGGCAATTAACGCATCTTTTAGAAAATGGCCATGCGAAAGCTAGTGGTGGCCGAGTACCGGAGAAAGTGCATATTCGTCCCGTTGAAGAGTATGTAATTGATGAATTGCCAAAACGTATTGAAAGGGCAATTGAATCATGACATTAACAATAGGAGAATTTATAAAAATTCTTGAAGCTACAGGCTATCCTGTGGCTTATTCGCATTTCATAGCAACACCAGGTAATCCAGTTCCAGCGCCACCGTATATCTGTTTTCTTGTGGATGGGTCAGCAAATTTAATGGCTGATAACAAAGTGTATCACAAGATAAATGATGTAAATATAGAGCTTTATACAATTAAGAAAGATGTAGTTGCGGAAGCCAAGCTAGAACAAGTTCTAGATGATCACGAGATTCCTTATGACTCGTATGGGACTTTTATTGAATCTGAAAATATGTATCAAAAATTTTATGAAACGAGGTTGATATAAATGAATGAAAATAAAGTAGCATTTGGTTTAAAGAATGTCCATTATGCGCTTTTCGATATTAAAGATGGTGTAGTTACATTTAATACACCAATTCCATTACCTGGTGCGGTTGAATTAACGTTTGATCCACGAGGGGATTTAATTGAATTCTACGCTGATGACATGCTTTATTACGCTGCAAGTAATAACCAAGGGTATGATGGAACGCTTTCTATTGCGACTATTCCGGAACAATTTGCAATTGATGCACTAGGAGAGGAATTAGACGAAGAAGATGGTGTGTTAAATGAGTTAGCGGATGCTAAAGGAAAATCATTTGCATTATTATTTGAATTTGATGGCGATGTACGAGCAACTCGACACGTTATGTTTAACTGTTCTGCAAGTCGTCCAACACTTGCATCTAAAACGAAAACAAATTCAGCGGAGCCAAATACAAATGAACTTAAATTTGTATCCAGCCCTATTGATATTAATGGAAAACGTATGGTTAAAACGAAAACTACTACTAAATCAAAAACAGATATTTATAATAATTGGTACAAAAAAGTGTATACAAAAGTACCTGCATTACCAAAAGGAGCGTAAGTAGATGGAAAAGACAATTACAATAGACGGAAAACAGGTCAAATTAAAAGCTAATGCAGCATCAGCCAAGCGATATAAGGCGCAATTTAGACGGGATTTATTTGCCGATATGTTTAAATTAGGAGCTATAGGTACATTCGCTTCGCAAGATGCAACAGAAGGCACTATTGATTTTTCTAACTTAGATTTCGATAAAGTAGATTTTGAAGTTTGTTACGATTTAGTTTGGTTATACGCTAAAACAGCTGATCCTGAAATTCCAGACCCGATGACTTGGTTAGAAGGGTTTGATGAGTTTCCTATTTACGATATAATGCCGGAAATTAATGAGATGGTTCAAAAAACAATGGGAGCAAAAAAAAAGTAAAGAAAATTAATGAAGAGCAAGGGACTTTCAGTGATGAAGAATTAAGCACTGAATTGTTCCTTGCTCTTTGCTATGAAGCAAAGCTTACATATTGGGACTTAGAAGTGATGACGATTGGTGATTGTTTTGATTATATCGCTGAGTATGCTGAAATGAAAAATCCAGGAAAAGAAAAAGTTCGAAAAGCAACTCAAGAAGACTTTAATGCTTTCTAAGAAAAAGGGGTGAGATAATGGCAGGAGGAAAAATTAAAGGAATTACGATTGAAATTGGAGGGAATACGCAGCCGTTACAAAATGCCTTAAAAGACGTAAATAAGCAAAGTGATTCTTTGACTAAAGAGTTAAAAGATGTTGAACGTTTGTTAAAGTTTGATCCCAGTAACGTTGAGGCACTTGCTCAAAAGCAACAGTTGCTTACACAACAAATTGAAAAAACTACACAAAAGCTCGATAAATTAAAAGAAGCGGAGCAACAGGTTCAAGAGCAATTTCAAAATGGGAAAATCTCAGAAGAGCAGTACCGCGCATTTAGGCGTGAAATTGAATTTACACAAGGGTCACTTGATGGTCTGAAAAACAAGCTCGGTAATATGAAAGCCGAACAAGAAAATGTAGCAAGTTCAACACGGCAATTAGAAACTTTATTTAGTGCTACAGGAAAAAGTGTTGATGATTTTGCGAGCGCATTAGGTAATCGTCTTGTAAATGCAATTAAAAGTGGATCGGCTACAAGTCGACAGTTAGAACAAGCAATTGGTCTTATTGGTCGTGAAGCTTTAGGAACTGAAGCCGATATTGAAAAATTACAACGCGCCCTCCGATCTGTGGATGCCGGAAACTCTATTCAACAAGTACAAAATGAGTTAAGAGACTTACAACAAGAAGCTGGCAGAACCGAGAAGAAGTTTGAAGGTCTAAAAGTGGGATTAGAGAATGTTATCGGTGGATTAGCAGCAGGTGGTGGAATTGCAACAGCTGTTGAAAAAGCACTTGATATGTCAAAATTGAAAACCAAAATTGATATATCATTTGATGTCCCTGAATCCTCGAAAAAATCAGTAGAAGAAGCAATAAGAGGCGTAACAGCTTATGGAGTGGATGCTGAAGAATCACTTGCTGGTGTACGTAGGCAATGGGCTTTAAATAAAGATATTAGTGATGAAGCGAATGCATCTATCGTTAAAGGTGCAGCAACAATCGCGCAATCCTATGAAGGTATAGATTTTACAGAGTTGATTCAAGAAACCTATGAAATAGGAAATGAATTAGGAATAACGCAAGATAGTGCTCTTGGTATGGTTGATGCTTTGTTAAAAATGGGATTTCCGCCAGAACAGTTAGACATTATTGCTGAATATGGTAGTCAGTTAACCCGTGCAGGCTTTAAAGCTGAGGAAGTCCAAGCAATTATGGAAGCTGGTGTTGAAACTGGTAGTTGGAATATCGATAATTTATTGGATAAAGTATTGTCCCTATGAATGGTGACATTCATAGAAAACTCCTTTAAAACGGTGGAACTCTCTTTTGTAGAGACAATACCGTGCCAAGCATTTAATAAATCAAAGATGTTATTTACTTTATAAATTCAGATGTATTTTCCTTATGGATGATTTAATTTTTACATTGATAAGCCGTTTTATTGTTAATAATTTTAAAATTATTCAATAATCCTCTCTGTTACTGTAAGATATTGTATTAGGAGTGAGGTTATGGATAGAAGATTTTACATTTATGAATGGATAAGACTTGATACTAACGAACCTTTTTATGTAGGAAAGGGTAGTGGTAATCGAGCATATCAAATTGACAAAAGTAGAAATAGGTATTTTAAAAATATTTTAAACAAAACTGAGGTAGCTGTTGCTATCATATCTAATAATTTAACCGAAAAAGAAGCTTATGATGCTGAAGTTTGGTTCATTTATGAATATAAGCATATTTTAAACTACAAACTTGTTAATTTAGATGATGGAGGACTTGGTGCAGTAGAAGGAAAGTTTAACCACATGTATGGTCGGAAAGGGTCATTACATCCGAATTACGGCGTGGTTGTGTCAGAGGAAACCCGCAGAAAACAAAGTCTAGCTCGTTCGGGGAAAAGAAATGGGATGTACGGAAAACGTGGGGATTTAAGCCCTATATACGGACGTAAGAGAAATGAACAAGAGCGTGTAAATATAAGCCAGGCATTAAAAGGAAAAAAGAAATCAGAAGAACATAAACGAAACTTAAAAATAGCTAGAGAGAAAATGGAGATAAGTGGAAGTAATAACCCGAACTATGGAAACGGTCAAGCTATTGCAGGAGGTAAAAATCCTGCTGCTGTAAAAGTTAAAGTTACTGACAATCTGGGAAATGTTACAATCTATGAAACGAAAGAAATAACAAGTAAACAATTTAAAATAAGTTTATATTTATTAACTAAGTTATTAGGTAAGAAAATTTCTGTAGAAGATGATTTTAATAGGCAAAAAAGTAAATATTGTCATTTAGAGGGATATAAATTTGATTTGTTAGATGAAGGTGTAACGACTAGTCGAAAGACGTACACTATAAGCGAATGATAGTGGAAATGGGGAGCATCTAGGCACTACTCTTTGCTTAGATGATGATATAGTCTGGTCTTACTGGTGACAGTAAGCGGTCCTTAGGGGACGGGTGAAGTATTGCGAACTTTACTGAACATATCGGGTTTAAAAGAGGGACGAATTCAATTAACTGAATTCGCACAAGGAGCTGATAAGGCCTTAAAAGAGGCGCTTGACGGTTCTGGTATTGCAACTGAACAAATAGAAAAATGGGGAGCATCTGTCGCTAAAGGCGGAAGAGATGGCGCAGCAGCGATGGTAGAAGTAGCTAAAGCTATTGACGGAATAGAAGACCCAGTTAAGAAAAATCAGGTTGGGGTTAAAGTTCTAGCCACTATGTTTGAAGATCAAGGTCAAAATTTAACAAACACTTTAATTGAAGCTTCTAAGAAAACAAAAGATCTTCAACAAAACCAAGACAACTTAAATGAATCTGTTAAAAAATTAGATGCAAATCCAGCTGTAAAGTTCCAAAAAGCGATGGGCGATTTACAAATGGCTCTTGAACCTATACTAGGAGTAATTGCTGATGTTGTTGCTAGTATTGCTGATTGGATTTCTAATAATCCAGAATTAGCAGCGACATTAGCGGCAGTTGCAACGGCTATTGGAGTAATTTCAGGGGCACTTATGGCTATTGCACCAATTGTTGTATCGGTCATGGGGGTATTTGAAATTGGGGCCGCCGCGGCACTAGGTATAGTTGCTATTGTTCCTATTATCATAGCCGCTATAGTTGCTCTTGGAGTGGCTATTTATAAAAACTGGGATGATATTAAAAATTGGACAATACAAGCATGGGATTCTATTAAAGAGTACTTAGTAGAGCTTTGGGACGGGATATCCCAATCCTGTAGTGAAGCATGGACTTCATTTTTAGAAGCAATGCATGAATTTTTTGATCCGATAGGTCAATTTTTTAGTGATTTATGGGAGGGTGTAAAGCAGGCGTGTAGCGATGCATGGAATTCTACTGTTGAATTCTTTTCTGAAGCATGGTCTTCTTTCGTAGAAATGATGCATAGTTTCTTTGATCCGATAGGTGAATTCTTTAGTAGTTTATGGTCTGGCATTGTTGAAACTGCTTCCTCCTGGTGGTCCTCTTTAGTTGAAACAGCATCTGAATTGTGGGGAACATTAACGCAAGCATGGCAAGAAACATGGGATACAATTCTTACTGTTTTAGATCCAATTATTTCGGCAGTTTCTACCGTTTTAGAAGCTGGTTGGTTGTTAATACAGGCAGGTGCACAAATTGCATGGGCGGCAATCTGTCAATATATTATTCAACCGATTCAGGAAGCTTACGACTGGGTAAGTACACAAATCGGTGAAATGGTCACTTGGCTTGGTACACAATGGGAAATTGCAAAAGCAATGGCGCAAATTGCTTGGGGACTATTTAAGCAATATATTATTCAACCTGTTCTAGATACATGGAACTTAGTAAAAGAAAAGTTCAGTGATTTAGTTTCTTGGCTAAATTCACAATGGGAGACAGTTAAATCATATACATCAGCAGCATGGGGTTTATTTAAACAATATATTATAAAACCTGTACAAGATACTTGGAATTTAGTAAAAGAAAAGTTTAGTGATTTATCCAATTGGATGTTAGGAATTTGGGCGAAAATAAAAGGGTATACACTTGAAGCATGGAAGATGGTTTACACATACATCGTTGAACCAGTTATTTCAGCTTATAATTCTGCAAAAGAGAAATTCAATGATATGTACAACACAGCACGGGAAAAATTTGATTCAGTTAAGAATGCAGCTCAAGAAAAATTTGAAGCGGCAAAACATTTTATTATAGATCCAATTAAAGATGCAGTTGACAGTATAGAAAAATTCATTGGGAAGATTAAAGGATTCTTTAGTGACTTGAAGTTAAAAATTCCAAAACCAGAAATGCCACCTCTTCCACACTTCAGCTTACAAACAAGCACGAAAAATGTTTTAGGTAAAGATATTACATTTCCGTCAGGAATTAATATTGATTGGCGTGCAAAAGGTGGTATCTTCACTAAACCAACTATCTTTGGAATGAATGGCGGAAACTTGCAAGGTGCAGGAGAAGCGGGGCGAGAAGCAGTGCTTCCCCTGAATAAAAAGACACTTGGAGATATTGGTGCAGGAATTGTAGCAGCCATGCCACGACAACAGTTTGTTATGACGGGAGAAATAAATCAACTAATGGATGAAATGAGCCGTATGATGGCTAGTTCTGTGAGTCAATTATCAGGATTAAAGAGTGTCATGAGTGGTGTATATGGAAGCATGTCAAATAGTAGACAAGCTATGGCAAGCAGTGTATCGAATCAAGTGATTAATTACGGATCTGGTTCATCTTCTAGTGGTGGAGTAATTCCAATGCTTGGTGGAGATTTAGTTGTTGAAGTTCCAGTTATTTTAGAGGGAAGAGATGTGGCACGTGGTACTTATCGATATACAACCGAGTATCAAGATAGAGAAGAAAAAAGAAACTCAGCCTTTTAGGTTTGGGTTTCTTTTATTTTAGAGAGAAGTGGGGTGACGGTATGAGTTCTTTTACATTTAACAATATACGTAAGGATTTTATTCAAATCGAAAAAGGATGGAAAAGACAAGCTTGGGCGCCATTAAAACGAAAATTTCTAAGTGTTCCAGGTTATCCAGGTGCAAGATTATTAACGACAGAAACTGAAATGCGAGTTTTACCTGTTCCGGTCGGAATTATTGTTCCTGATGGATCTGACCTAGAAACATTAAAAGAAGAAATATCAGAGTGGTTAATTACAGAAAAACCTGTTGAATTAGTCTTTGATGTAACACCTGATAGGACATACCTGGCGGTTATTGATGAAGATTTTGATCCTGAGGATTTTATTACTTTAGGTAAAGGTACTTTGAATTTTGTTTGTCCAATGCCATATAAGTTAGGGCCTACTAAAACATTAGAATTTGAAATGGATGGGCGTGGGTTAATAGCAAATGTTCAAAACAAAGGAAGTGTAGAATCCAATCCAATTATAGAGGTTGAAGTGACAAAACCTTCTACATTTCTTGATGTATGGAATGGAACGAATTATTTTCGCATTGGATATCCATTAAAAGCAGACCAAGTTCCAGTTGAAAGAAATCAACGTGTGTTATGGGACGAGATGGGAACAATCATAGGATGGACGGATGTACCTAAAACTGAGGATATGACTGGTGGAGGAAAGTTTAAATCAGATGGATACCGTTTTATGGCCGAGTATCTAGGGGAACCTACAGTAAAAGGATGGCATGGTTGCATAGCCAAAAAGAATATTCCACAAGGACCATTACAGGATTTTATCATGCAAGCTTATGTACACATTAATAGTTATCATTGGGATCAAATGGGGCGTGTGGAAATCGGTCTCCTTGATGAAAATAGCGATTATGTAGCCCGTATATCTATGTCAGATGTTCAGTGGGAAGCGGAGCAAAACAGTGGATTTGCTAGTGTGGGGAACAGTAAGAAACCTGGTGGGCAAGTTTTAATTAATGAACACGGAGATCATCCAGATACTTGGACTAATTTTAGAGGGCGATTATGGCTCGCTAGGACAGGTAATAGATGGGAAGCGTATATTTCTAAGTTTATATTAGGTACTGAAATCGATGATGCTGAAAGGTTCGTTGTCTGGTTTGATGAAAATAACGTGAATATGAATAAAGTCACTCAAGTACAAATCAGCATTTCTCAGTTCTCTAACAACATGTTTTGTTCGCAAATGTCTATTGACGATTTGAAAATTTGGAAGGTTAACATGAATACACAAAATAACCCTCCTTATATCTTTGATGTTGGTGACAAAGTAGTTATTGATACTGAGCGAAGTCTTGTAACGATAAATGGTAAAAGTGCTATTAATCTAAAAGATATATTTAGTGACTATCCTGTTATTCATAAGGGTTCGAATAAACTAGAAATCATGCCTTCAACTGTCGGAACAGGCAAAGTAACGTATAGGGAGCGATTTAGATGAGGACACCAAGTGGAATCTTACATGTTGTTGATTTTAAAACGAGTCAAATTGTTTCCAATATACAACCAAAAGATTATTGGGACGATAAACGACATTGGGAAATAAAAAATAACATTGATACATTAGAGTTTAAAGTGTTTGATAATACAGATCATGCAGTTACACTCATGCAGCAAAATTTAGTTTTAAAAGAAGTTCGTGATGGTCGCATTGTTCCATATGTAATTACTGAAGCTGAAAAAGATTCAGATGATAGATCAGTCATTGCTTATGCATCTGGTGAATGGATTCAACTCGCGAAAGCTAGCATTATCAATCCACAGAAGATTGTAGGTAAAACAGTCAATGAGTTTATCGATATAGCTCTTGTGGGTACGAAGTGGAAAAGAGGAAAAACAGAGTACGCTGGCTTCCACACTATGACGATCGATGAATTCATAGATCCACTGAAATTTTTAAAAGACATTGCTTCCTTATTCGATTTAGAAATTCAATATCGCGCGGAAGTTGTAGGTTCTCAAATTGTTGGTCGTTATGTAGATATGGTGAAAAAGCGAGGACGTGATACAGGCAAGGAAGTAACTCTTGGTAAAGATTTGATTGGTATCAAACGAATTGAGAATTCCCAAAACATCTGTACAGCCCTATTAGGATTCGTAAAAAAAGAAGGTGGAGACTTTATAACCATCTCTAGTATTAATAATGGAATTCCTTATCTTGTAGACAATGATGCATTCCAGCGATGGAATGAACGAGGACAACATAAATTCGGATTCTATACACCGGAGACAGAGCAAGATATAACACCACAACGTTTAATGACTCTTATGAAAACAGAGATAAAGAAACGCGTTAATTCATCTGTTTCTTATGAAGTAAATGCACAAAGTATCGGTCGTGTATTTGGACTAGCTCATGAGCTAATTAATGAAGGCGACACAATTCGAATTAAAGATACTGGATTTACACCGAAACTTTATTTAGAAGCACGGGTAATCGCTGGTGATGAATCATTTACTGATCCTTCACAAGATAAATATGTATTCGGAGATTATCGAGAAATTGTGGATGCTAATGAAGAATTACGTAAGCTCTATAATAAAGTCCTGGCTTCATTAGGTAGTAAACAAGAAATTTTAAATCAGCTAGATAAGTTGGTTAAAGAGACTGCTGAAAAAGTAAATGATGCTCAAAAAGAATCTGAATCCGCTAAGAAACTGGCTGAAAAGGTCCAGGAAAACCTAAAAAATAATACGGTAAATATTATTGAAGCTAAAAATCCACCAATCGATAATCTTATAGTAGGTAAGACATTATGGCGAGACATTAGCAAAGGTAAACCAGGTATTTTAAAAGTGTGGAACGGTAAAGGTTGGGAACTCCTTATTCCTGATGTAGAGTCAGTAAAGGAAGAAACACTGAAACAAGTTAATAAAGATATTCAGCTCACAAAAGAAGAATTAAATAAGAAAGTGGAAGAAGCGCAAAGTGAAACCAATGGACAATTCAAGGAAGTTAAAAATAGTCTCCAAGAAGTTTCGCAAACTATTAAAAATGTACAAAACTCTCAAGGTGAAATTAATAAAACTGTTTCTGAAATGAAACAAACTAACGAGGGTTTTACTAAATCTATTGAATCATTAACAAAAAAAGATGGTGAAATCACTGAAAAATTAAATACAGTGGAAGATACAGTTGAAGGTACAAAACAAACTATTGCCGATGTGAAGCAAACAACAAACGTTTTAACGAAAACAACAAATGAAATAAAGAACACGGCGACTTCAAATAAGCAGACCATTGAACAATTACAAACCGACATGAGTAACATTTCTGTAGGTTCAATTAATCTAGCAAGCGATTCAGAAACAGGGTTAAACAAACAGAATATGACTGGAACATGGTCAGACAGTAAACAAATGACTCTTTCTAATAAGATTAATTACAGAAATAAGACGTTTACTATTTCTTTTTTATTCACTGGGAAAATGACTAAACTTAATACAAATCCTTGGTTCGGTGTAGAAACGGCAATAACTTATACAGACGGAGAGCAAGAATGGAAATCTGTACGTGCAGACTCACAATTAAAGATTAATGTAGATTATAAGGACGAGCCTCTAACTGTTACATTCAAAACAAAAGATAAGGATGTAACTCAAATTAGGTTTTATTACTCTGGAAGAAATATTGATGGTAATTTAAACTCACATCATGCGAAATTGGAAGAGGGGAACATAAGAACTACATGGCAGCCTGCTAATGATGAAGTTACTTCTAAAGAAACGTTCACGAAAAAAACAACTGAGATTGAACAAAGTGTGAATGGAATCAAAGAAAGTATTAAAACGGTAGAAAAAACACAAACCTCTTTTAATGAACGTGTTAACACTGTAGAAAAGAATGCAGAAGGAACAACTGCAAGTGTTAAGAGATTACAGGAAACACAAACTGAGCAAGGAAAAACGCTTAGTGAGGCTACTACAACAATAGGTCAACATTCTGAAGCATTGAAATTAACAATGAAAAAGAAAGACGTTGAGGATTATGTAGGCGGTTTAGGTACTGTCAACGAGTTGCGTGATGCTGATTTTAAGCTAGGGCAGAAATATTGGTTTTGGAATAGTGGTAATGGGGCTACTGGTGGTGTTGATACGAATTTAAAATATAAAGGTATGAATACATTTGCAATTACCGTTACTGGCCAGACTCAAGATCGTTGGTGGGGACTTACAAGTCAATTCATCGAGTGTCAGGTCAACGAAGACTTTGTTGCATCAGGTTATTTCAATACTGATGGGAAAACACCTATTGATAGTGGTGGTGCATTTATTGAAATTGAATGGTGGACTGCTGACAAAAAAACTCGAATTAAAACAGCTAGGACAACTATCAAGGTTGTAAATCATACATGGATTCGTGCTGTATGTACAGATAAAGCACCAGCTAATGCAGCGTTTGTGAGATGGCGTTATTACGTTACAAGAAATGGACGTTTATGGTGTGCTGCACCTATGTTACAACGTGGCACTATAGCTACAGAATTTTGGTTACATCCGAAAGATCAAACGGATGCTGACAAAATGCTAGAAGATATAGCCAATAGAGTAGCAACTGAACCTTACAATAAAAAAGTTATCGAATTAGAAAGAAGTATTAGCGCTACTGAAAAAGGCGTTTCAATTATCTCTGGAAAACAAGAAACGTTTATAAATGAGACTTATAATGCCTATGTAAAGAAAACGGAATCTAAGTTAGAAGTGTTAGATGAAGGGATTTTAGCGCAGATTTTAAAGGACGGCATTGTCACTGCGATCAATATGTCCCCTGGGAAAATTACAATCAATGCTGCAAAACTGGATATTAATGCCGATACAATGGTGCGATGGTTAACCGCAAAGGGTATTGATACGAATCTTATTCGAATTGACGGTGATAAGATAACCATCGATAAAAACGGCGTTACTATTAAAATGTTAGACTTCCTTTTTGAAGATGAATGGGGAACGAAAACAACCGTTATGCCAAAACGAAATTTAATAGCCGATCATGATTTTTCTAGTGTTCCAAAATTGAACATAGGTAACCCTAATTATCAGGGGTTTGGTGCTGGATATGGTCTACCTTGGAAAGTACAAGGAAACGGTGTAGTGATAGAAAATAACACTTTTATATTTAACTATGAACAAATGGTAAATGCAGTCCGGGTTGACACGTATAATTACCCAGAAACAAAAGTTCAAAACGGGATTCATCCAGGAAACTCTTATACATTGTCAGCACATTATAGAACCGCACAGATTAACGGTGTGCGTACAACTGCAAAACCACGATTGCAGGTATGTTTTGTTACGCCATTGGATGAAGTGAGTTATAAAATTTGGCACGAAATATATAAAGATTTTCCAGAGCCATCTACATTTTATGGTGAAATTAGAAGGTATAATTTCACATTTACCGTTCCTAACAATTACAATCCACAAGAACATATGATTGTAGTTAAAATTACAGCTGCAAATGCGCAAGTTTCTGCGGGTAGAGCTGTTTGTGCTTCAGGGATAACATTGGTTAGTGGTAACTATGCTTGCATGTATAACTGGGACCGTGCGGCAGCAGAAAGGGCTGATGGTCTTCAACCGTTTAATAGAATTGCTATAGGCAGCGTAAATAACAACATAGGTCCAGCTGCTCATGGGCAGACCTTTGATATAAGTACAGAAAAGGATGTATTCATAAATCAACCTATTCTAACGCAGGGAATAAATTTAGGGCGTAATAAAATGGGCCAAGCTGGGTCCATTCGTTTCTTTGATGGCGGTCAAGGCTATGGGTTTTATTTTATGGGAATGGGAGGACAATGGTACAAACTACCTAACGTTTAGGAGGAAAATATATGGATGATTACAAAGATTTACAAGGTTATCCCTTACAGGCAGGGCAAGGTGCTCCGTTTGCTGGTAGGTTAGTAGATTCAGAAAGAAACGAAAACGGAGTATTTGTGCGAATCCCTTTTGATATGCTAAACAATGCCGGTTTATATGGTGCGAATAAAGTAGAGGTGTGGGGGGAAACGGATGGAACGATATATTTCCGTATTGCAACAAGATGCGAAATCTGTAAATGTGGAGCACGTCTATATCAACTAGATATGGGGTTTGCGAAGAAGCACATTTGCATGGATTGTTATACATCGCTTACTGGGAATTATCCATCACAACAACCACCAACTAATGAAAATACAAAGCAATCAATGCAGGAGCAGCGATAGCTGGTCTTTTTTATATTTCTGTTTATATTAGTTTTTTAGTATATAAATGATTAATTATAATATATAATAAATGTGATTTTATTGGCGTATAATTTAATATTGCATTTAGGAGGTATATTATGAAAAAAAAGTTTATGTTAACGGTGTTGCTGTTTGCATTGATGATAGGATTACATCCTAATTCGATGACAAAAGCAGAAACCATTAACACACAAGGTGAGCAATTCGAACAAGGGAGGTATGATTTACAAGCTGGATTTCCATTTGGGCAGAACTGGAACAGGAACTCTCCTTATGCGGGAACAGACACTAATAAAATAAAATGGGAGTATAAACTTTACGAGAAAGATATTAAAGAAATTCCTACCAGTCTTCATACTCCAAGTTTTACAGTGCAACCTGCAATTGGACGTGATGGAACAATCTATATAACAAACAAAACTGCATTAAATAACACCATAAATAAAAAGATACACGCTTTAAATCCAAATGGTTCATTAAAGTGGAAGAAGGAGATTATAGGAGGGGGATCCAGTACGCCCGTTATTGCTGAAGATGGAACAATTTATGTTGCTGCAAGGAATTTAATTGCTTTCAATCCAGATGGTTCGATTAAATGGCAAGTGAATGCTTCAAGTATAGATACTCCTGTTTTGGATCATGATGGGACAATTTATCTAAAAGGTAGTAACCGATTATATGCCTATAATCCAGATGGTTCAATTAAATGGTCATCAAATGAAATAAAGGAGGGGTCTGGAGAAACTAATTCTATGCTTATTTCAAAAGATGGCATCATTTACACTTTAGTTTCAGATCTTGGCAATAAATATATCTATGCCCATGATAAAAATGGAAGACAATTATGGGAAAAATATGTTCGTGGGGAATACAATGGTACTGGATTTACTTTAGGGATACATAATGAAATACTTGTAAATACACAAGATATTTTATATGTATTTGATAAAACAGGAAACATAGTGCACCAATTGAAAGAAGAAGGAAGAGAAGCATTACTTTCCGCACCTACAGTTTCATCTAAAGATGGAACGATTTATGTGGGTGGAAAAGGTTATATTTATGCCTATAATCCAGATTATTCCTTGAAGTGGAAATATCAAACTAAAGGGGATGTTATTGAAGCGCCTTTAATTGATAAAAATGGGGAAATTTATTTTAGAACAAATAATGAGGTGTATGTATTGAAACCAGATGCAACACTTAAATGGAAAATGGCTCAATCAAAAACATGGTTTGTTCCTGGTAAGGCTACTAATTCAATAACAATGGGGCAAGATGGAAGCCTATATATTCTTGGAAAATATCTTTCATCAAATGGAAATGAAGATTATACTTCTTTAATAGCAATTGGCGACTCCTATACAGACAATGTATGTACTAAAGATAGTACATACATGGAAGTGCTTAAATCGTTGGAAGCAAAGAGTAAAAATGCTAAATTAACAGATGAAGAGAAGAAAGAAGCCCGTGATATTATAAAAAAATTATCGGATGATCTTGATAAAACAGATAAATAAACACAATTGGAGTAATACAATTGAATGGTTTTTGAGAAAAGAGGGACAAGCGTCTCTCTTTTTTATTATAAATAAGGAGATGGAAAGATGGATCGTATTGATGTATTAATGAAAGCATTTATTGCTACATTTGGTGGCTTTTGTGGGTATTTCTTGGGAGGATGGGATGCAACATTGAAAATCTTAGTAACGATGGCAGTTATTGATTATTTAACTGGCATGATTGCAGCAGGGTATAACGGAGAATTAAAAAGTAAAGTTGGTTTCAAAGGCATCGCCAAAAAGGTGGTGCTTTTTCTTTTGGTCGGAGCGGCAGCTCAATTAGATACAGCGTTAGGAAGTAATAGTGCTATTCGTGAAGCGACAATTTTCTTCTTCATGGGTAATGAATTACTTTCACTTTTAGAAAATGCCGGGCGAATGGGTATTCCGCTTCCGCAAGCTTTAACAAATGCAGTTGAGATTTTAGGCGGTAAACAAAAACAAGAAGATAGAAAAGGAGATGTTAAGTAA